GTTGTGACGGTTCATCTTCAGAAGTCTTCGGGTACGTCCGCGACATGTTCTTCAGTTGTTTGGCGTTCAGCCACATCATGATTTCTGAAGGCAATCCACCATGCCGCCAGTATCCATCCAAGGCCAAAAGAATGATGTCGATCCACTCTTCCAGATCATGCGGATCGGCCCGGACTTCGGCTATTTCCTTTTCGATGTGCTTCGTCACCCCGCCGGTACGAAGGCCTTCCCCGAAAGTCTGGCCAGACCACAAACGCTGGCGCTCTAGCAACTCTTCTAACGTGATCTCACTCATTTTGTAGTCACCTCTTTCTTCGTTTTCCGTTAGGGAAAACGGCTTCAATATGATCGAACACTTGAGGAAGAATTTCTTCTTTCGTGTCTCCATCGATACGCGACCCATACGGACCGAGTTTCCAAATGATCCCGGCCCGCCATCGCTTAGGGGCCGCTTGCGGATGATTCTCCCACCAACTGATGTAAAAATCTTCGTAAGGCGGTTCTAAGTCTTGTCGCGATTCTCTTTCATTCACTGACTAACTTCCCCATGCGGTTTGGACGTTCTCACGTCGTATTTGACTTCGACACTCCCATCATCATGAGTGATCGTTTCAGCGGGAGAAATGTTGTGATCTTCCAACAACACCCGTTCGTACATGTTCAATACACAACGGGAAACAAGAACGCGGAAATCCGCATACTTCTCCAAATCGTCGGGCGACTCAGTGGATTCCAGTATGTTGTACTGAAAATCCATCTGACTTTCTTCGGAACCTTCGATATCCGTGATCGTGAATTCGGAGACTTGGACCACGGTTCCGGCATATGGTGCTTGCCGGAACCGGATCACATACTCACCGCCTTTCGCCGCCGGATGTTCGACAATCTCATACAGATCGTCAAATTCAGCGAACGCGCGGCTACTCATCGTCTTCGACAGGCTCCTCTAGTTCCAGTTCAAGTTCTTCGTTCGTCGCCAAACGACCCTTGAAGGTGAATTCGCGAATACAGGCCTCTTCCAGCGCCGCCATCACGACCGGAGTGAAATACTTCTCCGGCTCATTGTTGATACGCGACGGGAAGTCTTTTGCTCCATCCGGGAAGACGACATAGTTGCCTTCTTTCTTCAGGACGCCCGCTTTGATGCCGAACTCCACCAAACCGTAGTAGCGCAACAGGCCCCGGCGGTGATCCAAGTAGACATCGATTTCCTTCCCATCGCGGGTGAAACGACCCTTCTTGAGCGTCACCGTCAACAGATTGGCGACGATATCTTTGGTGGTCTTTTCCTTCTTCTCTTTGCCGTTCTTGTCCACATCCTTGGCACCGACGGCATCCTTCGGCGACATTTCCTTGGTCGCTACTTCCTTCGATCCTTCCTTGACGCGCTTGTTTTCGACCGACAACACGACCGACGCGGAGTAGACCAGACCGTCACCGCCGGACATGTTCTTCGTGGGAACATACGCGCCGGGGACATCGTAGGTGTGGTTGGTGAAGATGAACGGGATACCCGCTTGCCGTAGCGGATAGGTCAGGATGCGCATGGCACCGCGCAAGAGTTGCGCACGGGTCATATCACGCTTGTCCTTGCCCTCCAGGGCGTCCGTGATCTCCTTTTGGGTGCTGAGCATGCCAGCGGAGTCCAGAACGACCAGACACGGCACTTTCTCTTCTTCTTTCCGGTAGGCTTCGACGAAATTGGAAAGCTGATGACGCAAGGCCTCAACCGTGTTCAGCGGGACAAGGATACAGCGATCCGTATCAATTCCCCACTCTTCCAACATTTCCTTGTAGACCGCTCCCTCGGTTTCCACATAGAGAACGTATCCATCCGGGTGTTGCTCCAAAAATGTCTTGACTGCCGTGAGTGCGAAATACGTCTTGCCCGTGGACGGTGCGCCCGCAAACGCGCTGATGTGGTTTCCGGGGAAGCCACCATACAGCGATCCGCTGATGAGTCCGTTGAGCAAATATGCCCCCGTGTCGATGAATCCATTGGACAGGCCGGAGTGGATTTCATCGCTGGCGGCGGATGCCAGCGGGTTGCTCATGATCTTCTTCAGGTTGCCGAAAATACCAGCGACTTTCTTGCTCTTCGCCTTCTTTTCCGCTTTCTTCTCTTCGGTTACTTCCAGTGATTCTTCAGTTCCTTTCTTGGTTCTTGCCATACGTCAGACTCCAGTTTATCCTTCGTTTCAGTCGAACAAATTATCGATATTCGCCTTTTTCACCAAACTCCATTTGGCGGCGTCCGCAATTCGTCCCATGGGTTCCAGGAACCCTTTCTTGTACATGGACTCTTTGTCCACATATTCATTCAACCCGAATTCCGGCGGCAACATACCAGCCGGGAACGCAATCGCGTTCTGATGAGTAGGGTTGTACTCTTTCAGATGTACCAACTTGATCTTTTCGCCTTCCAAGATAGGCGTATAGACAGATTCCAGGCCCTTTTCGACCAGCAAATAGTTATACATGAGCGATCCGCGAACGTGTTGAGGACTACCGGCGGCGGCGATGGTGCGCGGGTCGGTGTACTTCTCCAGATTCTTCACTCCCTTGGATATCGCGATCTCCGGGATGTCCTTGGTCATGAATGTCTGGTAATACTGTTCAACGAATTCATACAACTCTTCTTGCGTCCCGTGGAGAATGATTTCACAGCAACGTTTCATCGCATCCCGGCTACACTTCGGAATCGTCGCGCCTTTCATTTCCAAGCCGGTGTACTTCAACTTGGGTTTGTCATAGCGGATTCCTTCTTTGTCCCAAATGCTCAAAACGTATCGTTTCTTCTTCGTCCAGATTCCTTTTTCGGCGATCACTTCGCGCTTCATCGCTAGGAAGTTTCCGTTACCGTGGATGAACTCATCCCGGATTTCGGCGAAGATACGATTGATCTCCGGCTCAAGGATTTGCTTACACACCTTGTCAATGAAATCGACGATCTTCTTCTTGTTCGTCTCATTCGGAAGATACTTCTTGACCATCGGTTCCAGATTGATGTAGTTACTATCCGTGTCCGCCGCGATGATGTAGTTGAAATCGACAGTACCCAAACGCTTGTTCAGGAAAGCATTGATCTCACGTTCGACATACTGAATCGCGAACTGTCCGGTAACTGTGATCGCTTCCGCGTTCTCAGTGTCATAGAAACGGAAGAACTCATTCCCCAAACAACCGTACAAACTGTTGTTCAGCACCTTAGTCATTCGCTGTTTCAGATCGAAATTGGCGACGGTGTATTCCAGATCATGCTTTTGCTGCAATAACTCCGGGTTCTTCGGATCATCGCGAAGTTTGAGTTTGACGGCTTCCAATTCCTTTTCGCCATTCTCCGCAATCTTACGGTATTCCTTACGCGCGGCCAGCAACTCCACAATCAAAGTCGTCAACACGCTTGGGCGACTCCGGTCGTAGGTCGCACCGTTGGCACCCATCGAAATATCCAATCCCTCAAACAACTCCCATCTCGGTTTACGCTCAAGCATCAACCGCGACGACATCCGTTTGATTTCCGCCGCCTGTTCGCCTTCCCAAATCTCCCGATCCAACTTCGTCTCAATCCCGATATTCAAAGCGGCAATCAACGAAGGATACAGGGAATTCACGTCAAAACTGACGACCCAATGATAAAGGCCCGGCTCCGGCTCTTTGACGAACGCGCCAGCATACTGAGTATCTTTGTCATCGACTTCCCGCAAAGGAACTACGATATTACGATCCCGAAGGTGGTTGTAGATGATCGCATCCCATGTGCGGACTTGACTCATCACATCTTCCATGTTGACTTTGGAGCGGTAAGCGACTGTCTGTTGAAGCTGAATGATCCGGCGTTTGGCTTCTAACTGATCCACTAGGCGCACGTCATGGATGTTGTATTCGATGAACTTTTGATGGTTCTTCTGATACATTTCCCACAGATTGCGGTACTCCGAATAGTCCAGTTTGTGTTCATCCAACTCAACTTCGGCGATGAAATTGAGACTATACGTCTCCATCGGCTCTAACACGTTCTTACGGTATAGCTGTTGGTAGTCAAGAATATTGACGCCCGCGATAGCGTAACTGATGTATTCTTGATCGAATCGTTTGTGAGTGACTTTCCGAATGTGGCCAAATGGAGACAGTTTGTTCGCTGTCTTCGCACCTAACTTCTTCGTGATTCGGTGGACCATATACGGGATGTCATATCCAATAATGTTCCACCCGGTCATCGCGTCCGGCTCAATCTTCGTCCACAATTCCAGAAACTTTTTCAGTAAGTCATCTTCATCGTCGCACTCATAGTAAATGACTTCATCGGAAGGTATGTAAGGCTTCGTCCCAAACACATGGAACTTATCCTCATTCGATGCTTTGAGTGTGATCGAAATGATTTCTTCCGGGGTATTCACTGTGTCCAGCGCCGCCCGGAACCCGGTCCGGGATGCGACTTCAATATCGACGTTGGCGATAACAATCAACTTCGGGTCGATTTCAATCTGACCGTGATAGTTATCGGCGATGTAGGCATACTGGAAACCGTCGTTACCGTAGATGGTGTAGTTATCGATTTCGGCGGCATCGTCGATATGTCGCCGGACCGCACCCATAGAATCAAATTCGATGGGCTTCACTGGCATACCATCAAGAGTGTGCCACTCGGTTTCCTCTCCGGCGGGCGCACTCACATACATTGTCGGCTTGTACTCTACTTCAAATTTGTGTCTCTCTCCATCCCTCACTTCCCGCACCAGAATTGAATCGCGGTGCTTTCCTACCCACGTATAAAACGGTTGCACATTTCCAATTTACCAGCCAAAATATCCCGCTAAAATGAGAATGTGATGAGACTCTACCTAGACATGGACGGCGTTCTGTGCCACTTTGCAAAGAAAGCACAGGAGACTTGGGGCTTCCCCGAAAAAGAAGATGGTTGGTACGACATCGAAGACCACCATTGGGATATGATCGACCAGAAACCTGAATTCTGGTCCGAAATGGAGTGGCAACCCGGCGGGCGCGAACTTTGGGATGCGACCAAACACCTAGACCCGTGGCTGTTGACGGCATACAACATTCAGGTAATGCAGTCCACCATCGTCGGCAAATTGGGATGGGTGAAGAGTGAATTGGCTATCCCGTTGTGGAAAACCAAACTGGTGATGCGCGAAGACAAACAGCACTACGCCCGGAACCCGGACGGCTCCCGCAACATCCTGATCGACGACAGCAAAAAGAACATCCGCGAATGGTTCGATCAAGGCGGCTTGGCGATCTATCACGGCGGAGATGTATCTGACACCCTCCACCACCTCAAAAACATCACCACGGGCCGGATACCGACCGAATACGGCCTGTTGCTAAATCTGCCAGCAACACAGGAGTAGAATGAAGACCGCTGACCAAATCAACAAAGAAAAAGCAGACCAGCTAGCCGAAATCGAAAGACAGCGGCTAGCTGATGGGGATGCCGCGAACAAACGCGCCGCCGAATATGCACAGACATTGTTCCCGGCTTTCCTGAAACAGATCGAAACCCTGATCGAAAAAGCAGATCCCAAACCCTACGATAACGGGGTTTCGATCTGCCTTGGCGATGGTTCAGAAAATGGCTATGTCGCCGAAATGCTTAGCAAAGAATTGAAAGAGTTGGGGTACAGAACAGAATGTTCCTACTACTGCCGTTCCGACAGTGATGGCGTCCCGTATGGGCCGGACACGATCACCTTCTACGTCAAATGGGGTCCGACGTACGCCGAATACTCCAAACAGTAACCCTACTCATCCCCTCTAGGCAAAAGCCGATTTGATGCCAACGTGAGCAACGTATTTTCGATGTTCGCCGGGCGCACCAGATCGGCTAATTTTTCGCGCAACAAATCAATCCGATCCGAAAACTCCCGCATCGCTTTCCGATTCATGTCTGTGTCGGGAATACATGCGATCACCTTCCCACCCGCCCGCTCTGACCGAAACTCACCCGGCCAAGATTCAATCACGTCGCCCCGTCCCCACCGACGATGTTTCAGCAACAACGTCCCGTCGTATGCGGTCCCTTTGTAGACCGTCTCATATCCGAAAGTCAGGCCGCTACCGATGCCGTAGTAGGGGGTGGATTGAAGGATCTCCACCAGAAAATATGATTCCCATTTCACGGCAAAGGCCTTCTTCAGTTCCCCCCACAGCGCCGCGCGGATCGCTTCGATGTCCGGCCCGCGCAATACAATCTCAGGCTTTTCACACTTCGCAACGAACCAAACTTCTTTGGCACTGAGCGGCGGCGTGTCGCCTTTGTATTCTTTGTAGATGTAGACTTTGACCGGAACCTTGATCGGTTTGACAGTCGGCAACTTCTTATTTTCGCCGTCTTCGTCCAGGTTCCCATCCAAAGGCTCTTCGACGCCTTCGTACTCAAACCACCAGATGTCAACGAGTTTTCCGTTCGACCTACTCTTAGCCATTTTGTTTGATTATATCACGCATTGACGTATATGTCAACTGGAATATCGCAGCAGCTTCTTGATTTCGTCTTGGGAGTGATAGAAGAACTCCACGATACCGGGGTGAAAATTTTGCATGTTGGCGTCCAGCCGGGCGCAAAACTCCAACCAACTCATCCACTCCATGCGGGTGTGTTCTTGAGCGAACTCAAACGATTTCGGATGAAACGGGAACTCCTCATTCACAACCCCAAGAAAATTGTGATAGATCAGTTTGTCGGATTCGTAGGTGTAAGACGGAATCAACCGGATTGGGCCGGAGTATCCAGTCTCTTCCCGGAACTCACGTTCAGCGCATTGAATTGGATTTTCATCGTCTTCCATTTTGCCGCCAGCAGTTCCCCACAAATTTCCCATTTTGATCTCCGGGGATCGCCATAGGAAACACATGCGGTTCGTCGTCCGGCAAATGGGGAGAACTCCAGCCGCTTCTAACGGGCCGGTCATCAATGTAGACAACGAAGGCATCTATACCTCCGTGTCGTCTAAGTCAATCAAAGATGGTTGTAACCGATCTGCGCTGGCTTCCAGTGCAAAGGCCATAGACCGGGCTGATTCTGGTGACAAGCATAATGCCAAAGACCGGTCGGGGAGATACACTACTACCTGTTCACCATCCCCATCTTCAAAATCGACGACGCCGATATGAAACTTGAAATCACGAATAGTCGTGTTGTCTTCACTCTGTAGCTCTTGGTCTATCATCACCACTGTTTATACGCGACAATTCAGCCAATAACTTATCGGCGAAGAAGTGCATCCACCCGGTATCTCCGATCCATTTGAAATACTTCAACTTACCCGCATCGTCGGCTTCGTTGTAGTCATCCAACTCAACCTTTCCGTTATTCCAAATGTAGAACTCCAACCCCAACGCGATCTTCTCTTCGTCAGTCAGTTCTGAAAAAAACTCATCATCCAAGCCATATCCTTTCAAACGGCTTGATGCATCCTTCAGTAGCCGGGCGGCTAATTCGATGTGCTTTGCTTTCATAATATTCCTTCTATGCGAAAACGCTTTTCATTCGTGGTGACATTGCATTTCTGCGGATGTCATAGATGTTCATCTCATTGATCGACGATCCATCCAAAAACACAGTCTTCAGTTTTGATTCTTGGGAGTTTGCGGGCGTTTCCCGCTCCGTCCGATAAACCCCATTATCATTCAACAAAACCAACCGACCCCGCTTCGACCCCTTCCCCCGCGCGTTCTTGTAGACATCCACTTCATCTTCACCAATCAACGCGCTGGAACACTTCAGCACCATGCTTTGTGTGTCGCGGTCCACTTTCTGTAACAGCCCGCCACCCATACCGAACACGATATTGTCAGCAGACCAGCCTTCAGCCTTCATCGCAGCAAGGATAGGTTCGATGGTCAAATGAGTGATGCCGTCGCCCTGTAGGACGCGGATTTGCGGCGGGAGTACCTTGTACCC